ATGGTGAGGTTTGTGAGCGGGTCGAATAGTTGTTTGGGGTCAGTAATGCCGAATTCTGTGTTGATCCAGTGTTTGTGTGCGTTCCATTGGATTTGGAGCACTCCGTATGCGCCTCCACCGATGATTTCGTGTTGTCCTCTTGACTCGTGGAAGGCGATGGTGTCTAGGGTGGGAAGTCTGTCGATCGGCCATCCAGCTTGGACGGCAGTTATCCACAGGTCTGGGTAGCGTGCGGTTTCGATACCGGGGATCGGCACTGTTGTGGTGGTTGTTGTGGTGGTTGGGGCGGTCGTTGTGGTGGTTGTGACTCTGCTCGGCTTAGAACGCAATCTAGGGGGGTCTGAAGCGATTGTGGAGGTAGGGGGAGTAACCTCTGTTGGGGCTTCAGTAGTTGCGTCCGACCCGAGTACCGCTACAACAATAAACACTGCCCACCCGATGAGTTTCATTAGTAGCCAGCGTCTTTAAGTAGCCGAGCGAGGTCTTCGAGGCGCATTACTGCGTATTGGTCGCCTGCATCCCCTTTCCCTTTGCGCTTGGCTACAACGATGCCATAATCAGCAGAAGCATTAGCACGTTCCACGCTAGCTTCTTCCAGCCACTCCGAGAACGACAAGGTTTTGTGGTTTTTGCATTCCCAGACGATTCCTGGGGTGCCGGTGATGTCTCCGAGGTCATGGGTTCCTGCTAGAGCTCTGCGTTCGGCGTATGGGAATCCGTGTTCGGCAAGCCATCGCACGACCAGTGTTTCAAATGCTGTGCCCTTTTGTTTGTTGCGGCTCATCTACTTCCTCCATCGTTTTGCGTCGCTTGCCCGCCCCACACGAGTGCATGGGAGGGGCAAGCAACGGTCGATATGTGGTGAGCGTCTGACCGCAAGTGCGGCATGCCCATTGTACCTTTTTTACGGGTCTTGCCATCAGAACGGTTCTTCTGGTGCGAGCTCCTGAGGTGTTTCACGGGTAACGCTGGTTCCTGCTGGTTGCCAGCGAAGCGAGATGCCTACGTCATCTGCGAGAACTTCAACTCGTTCTTTTTCGATGCCGTCGTTACCTGTGTACTTTTCTTTCTGTACTTTGCCGATGACTTGCACACGGGTGCCTTTGCTGATGCTTGCAGCGACGTTTTCTCCGAGGTCACCGAAGCAGACGATGTTCCACCATTGGGTTTTTTTGTTTTCGTCCCGTCCACTCGTGTCTGCGACAGAGAATTTGAGGACTGCGGTGCCGGATTGTGCGAACTTGAGTTCTGGATCGCGTCCGACGTTGCCTGTGACTGTGATGTTGTTCATTGTGAGATGAGCTCCTTAAATGATGAGCGCAGACGGTCAAGGTCTGCAAATGTTGCTGTGGGGGCATCAAGGTCCATTACTGCGTCGACTGGTACGCCTGCGTGTCGGCAGACTTCTGTCGCATCGAGTCTTGCGCCTTTACATGCGTTGATAAAGTTTTCAACGACTGTGGGGTCGGCAAGTTCGTCGTCGGCTACTGGTTCGGGTTCCGGTGCCGCTTTTTTTGCGGCGGCTTTTTTCTTTGGTGCTGGTGCTGGCTCGGGTTCTTCGCCTAACGGGAGCTTGGACCAAAGATTCAGGGCAAATCCCATCCTCATGGCCCCATTGCGGATGCCGTCAGAAATCAGCTCTTTGCCGATGTCTTGCTTGCGTTCTTCGACAGATCCAACACAGTAACGGCGATGTCCGCACACTGTCATCCAGAACCCTGCTTGCACCATGTTGCCGTGCTTGGTTCGTGCGGGTAACCCTGCTTCGTCGAACGCTACTGGTTCGATACTCCACAACGGGTCGACCTCGAGCAGCCATTGCGTGATGCGTGCATGACCGACAAAGTCAAGTGTTGTGCCGCCTTTGGGTAGCCGCTCGATGTACTTGGCATCGGGTGAGCCGTATTTGTCGAATATGGTCGCGAGTGTTTCACGATCTTGTTCCATGTTTTACCTTTCTTTTAGACGCAACACACGGAAGGTGTTGCTGGTCTTGTATCGACTATAGAGCTCAGGATGCTCAGAAGCAAATCTTTTTTGATCGAAGCCTGCCCTGGACTGTTGTTTCCAAGTGACAGCAACGTTTCCGTGAATGGTGCCGGTGGTTGCCCCGTCCAAAGCTAAAGCAATTTCTGCTTTCAGCTCGTCTTCCAAATCTGACAACTGTTTTTTCTGTCCTTGTACTTGGCGCAATTGAGACAGCAGGTTGAGTTGATCGTCAATCTCGCAAATGTTGTCGTTGACAGGTAATGATTTGGCGAGGTCTTCGTAGGTGTGTTCCCATTCTGACGGGATGTTGCCTGAAGCAATGTGCCGACAGAAATCTGAGACACGGCCAACGTGCTTGCCGATGATACTGCTGTCCATTTTCTGTGTGTACAGGTGTAGGTCGAGGGTACTGTCGAAGATGCCCCATAACACTTCGTCGACACCTGAACAAGCGGCTTGGTGTACGCCTTGCCAAAACCAATAGCTGGGAAGTGGGCCTCTGCCGTCTATGTCTGCGTTTTCGTCCCATTGACGGTTGTACGTTTTGATTTCGACAACTCGTTTCGGGTCGTCCTGTTCCCCGACAATGCCGTCAAGCGTTGCGATAAGTGATGCGCCTCCGCTGGTCACGCTGTACATGACTTCCGGTGCGTAGACTTCTTCACCGATTTCGTCTGACACCCATTGCAGGATTACTGGCTCGAGCCGGTTGCCTCGCTCCATAGCCCTGTTTGTTTCGGTGACCTCGGGTTCGTCAGCAAGCTTTTCTGCCGCTAACGCATACTTGGTTTTGTAACGATGCTCGGAATGCACAGCTGCGGCTTCGCTAGCTGACACCACTGGGTATCCGGTTTCGTCACGTTGACGTAGCCGCAACCACTCGATTGAGCCGTGTTCAGGTTTCGGTATGGTTTTGCGTCGCATTGATTCCCCTTTGTGTAGCGATCTGTGACCTTTCTACACGAGGGGTGTGACAGTTTGCAACTAAAATTCTTCGGTCATCCAATTTACGGGGACGTTCATGGCGAGCGAGAACACAGCGATAATGTTTTCCCACGGGATGTGGATGATGTCCCCGACTGTTTCAGGCTCTTGCGGTTCACCGATGGTCGAACTGACTAAAGTGAGGTGGCCTTCTAAACATTTTGCCCATACCCATCCTGCGCTCAACACATGGACTTCTTCAGGTTTGTAAGTAGCAGTATCAGTCCAGCTACTGCCTCCACCTGCGTGAGCGTCTTTCCACTGACAAACAACTAACGGCCAAGTGTCGTCTTCGTCGTCGTAGATTTCACTCATTCGTCCTCCGCATCGTACGGTTCACCATGTTTATCACATTCACGGCACCGACGACCGGAGCTTGAAGGCCACACCTCGCCACAGGCACGGCAGGTAAGCAACATTATTTTTTGCCTCTGTTACGGGCGCGATTTTTGCTGGCATTCTCAGCAACAATTTTGCCGGACTTAGTGTGCGACATATCTTTACCGCCCTTGCCTGCTACGCCACGCTTACGTCGTTCAGCTTGCAGCTCGGCACGATACGACTTGCGGGTACTGCTGCTGTGGTACTTCTTGTCGTAATCGGCTTTTTTTGCTCGAGAAGAAGCGTTTTTACGGTAGTTCGCAGCAGACTTTTTAGGGTTTTTTACCTTTGGAGGTGCCATTTAGACATTGTACAACTTGCCACGGAACCATGCTCGCCCATCATGTATGGGTATCTGTTCGTAGAAGAAGTTGCCGTCACCTGGCTCGAACGTGACGATGCCTACGCCTTGTTGCCAGTCTTCAACGACGTTGAGAGGTCGCCCGTCGAGATCAATCCCGCCGCGCGTCGAAGGGACCGCTCCGTTCGTTTTCGCGAGGCATCCAGGGGATGCGGCCATGACAGTTTTAGCCCCGTCATAATCATCGCGTGAACGTTCTGCCCATTCCCTGCGGTGTATGTGCCCGTAGATGACTGAACATTTCTCGTTCGCAAGGTACGCATGAGCCGTTGAGCCATTCGATTTGACACGGTTGCCGTGAATGACTTTGATTTTTTCGTTAATCCAGTAGTTCCCCGCTGGATACCCTGGAACATAACGAATATTGGCATCATCAAAACGGCACAAAAAAGGCACGCTAAGAACAGGTAGCCCGTGAGTGTCGTTTCCACGTTTGAGGCCGAACGCCGCCTTAAGGTTGTCGAGTGCCGCATTGGTAATCCTTTCTTCGTGGTTCCCAGCGAGCCAAATGATTTCTGCGTCAGGCGCGCAAGCTCGTAGCTCGGCAGCGAACGTAGCTGCCCGGTCGATGGATGCTTGGGATGTGAGAGCGAACGCTGGCGAGGTTCGGTACTTGCCAAATTCTGGAGCGTCCAGCATGTCACCAACGCAAACCACCACTTCAGGGTTCAGGTCACGGATCATGGACATGCACAGGCTGATTGCGTCCTCATCATGCGTCGGGATCAACTCGCCTTCAGCGTCCCTGTAATAACCGATTTGTGCGTCAGGCACAATGAATGCGGTCTGCCATCCTTCGGGCTTTGGAAGCCCTTTCAGCGGCCTTACAGAGCATTTGACGGGCGGTGCCTGCGACACAGGGTCCCAGTCCGGTCCTTCCTCCCATGCCGGGGAGAATGACAGTCCAGCCATGTCAACCGTGTGCGCTTCGCCCTCGTCATCTTTGTAGAAACCCTGCCATACATTGACACGGGTCACTTTGCCGACCTCTTCAATGTCGATGCCGTTGCGCTCCAACAAATGAGCGATTTTGCCCAGCACTTCTTTCTTCGGTGGGGGCGGCGTTTTTAGATCGTCAGATAATGCCACAAGAACACGCCCCACGGATATGACGTTGCAACACGCCTTTGTGAATCGGGTGACCGTTGTCAGTCAAGGTTTCCGCTAACCAAACAGCGGTGGCACCATGCTGTCGTTGAGATCTCACTGCACGAGGCTGGCTATACACCAGTTCAATCGCAGAATTGAAAGCATCAAGGTCTTTGCCACTAAGCTTTTCTCGTAGCGTTGCGACACCACACAACGGTCCTGTCGGCTTATTGTCGGGCACCTGCTTTAGTGCTTCGGCTAATCCCATTTGTGTTCCCCTCCCGCTCAAGTCGGGTTATTAGATGCGCTAGATGATTAGCTTCATCTTGGCCTCTGGGAACGATTCTAGTCATGTACGAACGGATGTCAAGGATCTCATTTGATGTCATCATGGGACATGAGATTATACACCATCATTTTTTGTGTGCGTGCCACTCCATATGGTCGTCAATACGGTCATCAAGCCGATCAACTTTCTTGTCAATCTTCCGTAACAGAAACAGATTCGTGGCATGGTCGCGATTGTTTTGACGACGGAACTTTTCAAGAACAACAGTGATAATTCCACCAGGGGCGATGACCGCCAGCAGAATCACCAACCATGTCGGCATAACAAATCAGTTCTTGAACGCTGACTCAACGTCTTCGTCGGTCAGTTCACCGTCAGCCTTATAAGCAACAGCAAGAGTCTGCACTGCGCCGAGGGCAGCGATAGCCCCGGCCATAACAGCGGACTTCCACACTGCCACATCGACGATTGCGCCAGCAAGAACGTTAGGTACACCTGCGGCGATAAAAGTTGCGACGAGTCGCTTGGCTACTATTGCAATCATGTGTCTTCCTTTGGTGGGAATATTTGGGATAGGACGTAGAAGATTACACTAGCAACAGAAATACCAATCGCGTAGTCCTGGGTCTGGCCGGACAGCGTAATGATTACGAGCATTAAACCGCCTACCATGACCGCAGTCTCGCAGGCGAGGACAAAATAATGTTTCATCGTCGGGTCCTCCGGCGAGCTGGGACAGTAGGAACGGCAGACACCATTGTAGCAGTTGCGGCGACAAGGGTCTGGCGAGTCTCCACAGTGACGGTGCTACCGGCTGGGACATACTCAGGATAGTCGCCACCGAAGATATCAACTTCTTCCTCGAAAACTTCTTTTTCTTCTTCGGGAGCGTCGTTTGGTGGAGGTGGTGGGGGAGGGGGTTTTGCAACTGCTGTGGGGACAGTTGTGGGTGGCAGTGATGTAGTGGGTACAACCGTCGTCGTGGACGATGTAGTCGAAGTTGACGAAGTAGTCGTCGTGGGCGGCAGTGTCGTCGTCGTGGTCGTCGTAGTTGTAGTCGTGGTGGTCGTTGACGGCAAAGGTGGGGACGTAACGGTTGTAGTCGTAGTCGGGGCCACGGTAGTTGAAGTCGTGGTCGTAGTGGGTGGCAGGGTCGTGGACGTTGTAGTTGTCGTTGTCGGCGGCAGAGTCGTTGTCGTCGTCGTGGTGGGAGCGACTGTCGTACTTGTCGTAGTAGTAGTCGGCGGGATAGTTGAAGTCGTCGTAGTCGGTGCGGCTGTTGTTGTGGTTGTTGTCGTTGAGGTCCATGTCGTTGTTGTTGGTGGGATTGTCGTGGTGGTGGTGGTAGATGTTGTGGTGGTGGAGGTTGTCGTCGTGGTGGTGGTACTAGATGTAGTGGTAGTCGGCGGTACAGGTGTCCAAGAACCTTCGCCAAACGTAACAACCCATGCCCCCTCAGGAACCGGCTCGTTCGCAACGACAGTTTGATAGGTGTTGAACCGCAACGTGAACGTGCCAAGCGGTTCCGCAACTACCAAGCGAGATGAGAAACAATCCCCGACATCGTTATGCGCCCCGTCGTCGTCTTGGAAATCAACGTTTCCAGACTCGTCCAAGAGCTGCAAATACGGGTCAGGGGTGGCAGAAAAATCAAAAGGACAGTCCACGCCGGTCGATACCTTGATATCGAGGGTGTCGCCCTCCTCGAAAGTCACAGTCCAATCGACAAACGGCTGGTCCGGTCCGACCGTGACAGTCAGCGGATCTGCGTACGCTTGAAAGGGTGCCAGCAGGCACAGAAAAAATAGGCCAACGAAACCTATCTGGCTACAGGTAATAAGGCGACGGCGCACCGTCAGCCAAACATGCACTTCCAAGTGCGAGGACCGACGATCCCGTCAGATGGTCCACAGCAATCGGTGTTCTTCTTCTGCCAAGCCTTCACAGACTTCTCGGTCTTTGGTCCGAAGTCGCCATCGACGTACGCACCGATGTGTCCCTGCACGAGCTTGACGGCTTCGCCTTTACTGCCTTTACGCAACGA